GTGGGAGGAACGTTGAGTCCTACAGAGAGGCACAGTAGATTCTACTAGGAGAAGCTATAGTACTGATCATTCAAAAACGATAAAATCGTTTAAGTAGGTAGGAGATAGTACATCGTAAAAGAGTCGGGTTGTTTCTTCTTCCAAGGCATGAACTGCTGCAATTAGCAATCCAGGCGTGGTAGAGAACAGAGCCCATTTCTTCTGTTCGATGTATTGTAGAGTGGTGTCGCGCGCTAGAACGATGACGTCGGGCGAAACTAGAGGTTGCACTGGGGGGATGAAAGTCAGGGATCCGTGGACATACTCAGCACGGAGGGGCGCGCTTTCAGCAGAACCGTCCAGCAAAAAGTTTAGCATGCCAGAGGCAATAGTAGCGTGGTGTGAACTAATGTAGCCGAGCCGTTGATGTAATGGATCGGATCCAGGGAGGGCGAGCAAGTTACGGAGGAAGCACACCAATCGCCCCGCGTCACCAATAAATGTGTGGGACGGCAGCATCGATATATAACGTAACATGACTTCCAGAAGGGAGAAACCAGCTGGGATAGTCAACAGGGCGATTGCACCGTAATGGTGAGTTGGATGTGTACGCTTAGCCGGCTTAGCTCTGTAATTCTCTTGAGATGCAGGAGGGCGCCTTACCTTCCGCGAGAATGTATTGGTTATAAACGCTGCTGCTGGCTGTGAGCGCGAGATCTTGGAATAATGGGCATTTAAGTATTGGCGTGACAAACGCGTAATAACTGAATCCTGATCTGCATAGGTTGGGAAGACGCTGAGTTGATCGGGATACGCTGAAGCTAGGTGGGCAAGATTCTCAGGTACGCCGCGCGTCGGACTAGTGTTTACCGAAGACATGGCTAGGATAGTAAATGATCGCGGAACAGTGTCAGGACCCCAAGTGAGTAAAACGGTAGAGGCCTTAGCTCGCCGAGCGGAGATACGATGATGGAGGTTAGCTCGCGACCATTGTTTACTCTCCAGCCATGGATCGATGGCGCCCATGATTTCCAAATCGTCATGGTCAGTAAACAAGTCGGGATGGGCTTCCTTTAGGGTAGTTTTACCGTGGCCTGACGGGATCACAAGCGCGAAACGTGGCGTTTTAGCCTCAAGGGGGGCAACACGATTAAGTGCTTCATAGAAGCTAAATGCATCCTTGAGTGCATCGAGCAGGTTACACGTGTCGGAAGGGGAAATGGTGTAGGGTTGCCACATATATAAATGGCGTTGGCTATTCTTCCTAAAAGCCAGAAGGGCTTTGGCGTAACTGTCGATTGCGTGGCGTAAATCAGAAGCGGCGTAAGCTCCGGTTAGCGCGCTAGCTGCCGTGATGTCTGTTGCATGTTTGAAGAGTTTTTCACGATACTCGGTTGGCAATCGCCTGACGAAGTCTAAATCCGACGTGTTGACGCTACGGAGCATTTGGGTATACGCCTTTTGTGGTGGGATGAACTTGGGTTTAGGCAGTCGGTTGATCCAGCCACGATAAGACGCGCAGGCATTCAGATCAAAAGCGATTGGCGTTGATGAAACACCCTCACCCCCGAAGAGCGCCGGTGCTAAGGCACGCTCAGGCTCGCTTACGATTCGTAGCTTAACGCCAGCGGGTGTCGTGAATACGACAGCACAGTTCCGGGTGATAAGGTAATTTAAGAACGCCTTAGGTATGGTAGCGCCACGCCGATTAGCTTTAACCCACGCCTCAGCGAAGGCGACAGCCCGTGCGTCAGGGTCGAAGATTGATTCCATGAAAAACTCACCACTAATTAACCCCATAGACGTTCGGAGTGGATAACCACGCACGCAATGCAATTCGCCATCATATGATAGGCGTAAGAATTCGCCTCGTGGTCCGTAATCTGACGTTATTTTGAACAGCTGGCCAGCAAACCCTAATGTATTTAGTACGCAGCACAATAGCTGGGCGGCGGTGATCGAGTGTGTTGACATGAAAACATCATCGCCTAAGAGAGACGCACCTCCAATATGAACAGGTGGTTCGGACAGGTGTTCTTCAATGTAAATTTGGGCCATATGGATGTATGTGCGCGAGGAGTAAGTATTCGTAAATGAAGTGGCACGCTCGCCGGATTGCAAGGAGCGCACAACTTCTGCGATATATGGGTGCAGAGGGTCGTTGGCATCTAAGTAGGTATGCAACTTAGCTTGGTTGACCCATTCACAACACCGGGTTAAATCATTTATAACTTGGCGACGATGTGGGCACGAGTCAGACAGGTTTTCGATCAATCGTTGAGTGAACGTCGTATACAGGACGACCGTGTCATCCTGGCGATGATTAATGTTAAAATCAGAATAATCCCACATAAGCCCGTGGTATTCACTGAGCTGATATAAGCGGTATAACTGCGCTTGTATACGTTCGTTAGAAGAATGAGTGCCTGCATTCCATGAGACGGGTGAGTCGCCGTCAAATGGCCCGGGGCGGGATGTCGCATTCTTTTCTAAAGCGTCGAGCATGTATGCTTGAGCTAGATAATGCTCTATAGCCGTATTCCAGATCGCGCGCTTTTTGCCCTTCTCAAATTTGGTAGAAGCCTTCGAGTATAGAATAGCAAATTCTGGTTGCGAAATAATCCGGTTGAAATCTTCTTCAGAAATGGCAAGTAATGCGGCGCGCTTGTTGACGCGGGATTTTGTACCGTCACCCCACGTCACCTTAGCTCCTGGGGCGCCACCGGCAGCTGCCCAGCCCATTCGCGCCTGGTACCACTCGGATAGCGTTGGGATTTGGGCAATAGGTTCATCTAGGGTTTCACGTACCGTGCGCAGTACGGCACGTTCGTGTAACCTCTGACGTACGTCCCCGGATAAATGGAAGCGTTGAGAGCTATTGGGATCGCTCGAGAATACCGGGACAGCTGGGAAACTAGCTGGCACTTGCCTCATGAGTATTTCGTCGAACGTATCAAGTTTGAGTTTCTCACTCGGCCCGGCTAAAGAGTCGACTCCGTAGAATTCGGTGCTTTGATCATTTGTTAAAGGTGTGAGGGCGAAGGTACCGTTTGAGAGCAATGGGGCTGTTTTCGTGACACGGATGAATGTGTGAATCGCTTTAAGACGCTTTGTAGCATCAACGTATGGCAGTAACCAGAATTCGGAGTCGGCTAGTAGTAACTGAGCTAGCGCGGGTCCACCCATTGGCGATGTTAAAGGTAGCAAAATGAGCGATGATGCGATGACGTTTTCCCAATCATTAGTAGAATTAAGTAAACGTGCACTGATATCTCTCGATAATTGATGAGGATGGCAAGCACTGGCGACACCGCTGGCGGTCGCATGGACTTTACCCCCAGGGCGGCCAGAATTGAGTGGGTATAGTACATCTAACTCGGAATAACGGTTTCTTTTCGGCGGCGCAGCGCTAACGTGGGTCAGGTCTTCAAAGTACGTGGCAGGTAGGCCAGCCCCTTCGAGCATGATCGTAGCATCTAAGAAACGCCAGACTTCCGACGGAACAGGGTTCAAGTATATGTAGCGTAGGGCGGCGCCAAGGAGGTCATTTGGTGGAGAATCAAAATTGTAATCATTATATATGGCAAAATAATCGTAAAGGCAGGAGGACGGCTCATTACAATCATTAAGCTGAGTGCGCTCCGTTACACCGCGGTTGTCACTCATTTTTTGGGAATATTTTTCTGCGATCGAATTCAGTTGGGTGCACAGCTTAATGTGAGTGTTTTCCAAATTTGTGGTGTAATGCTTAATAATTGATTGTGAACGCGCGAAGCTAACCGTCCTTAACGACCCGTTCAAGATGAGTTTTTTGGCCGGCTGAAGTCCAGGCGGCTAGGAGGAGCGCCTGAGGCTCCTATATCGCCAAAACTGAATAACCGATTAGGTATATTCTCTGCTTCTAGATCGTGGTACGTCTGCAGCACTTCCTCACTCGTACCCGATATGGGGCGCCGATTTTGGAGGTCGAGTAACTGGGATTGAGCGGCGATTGCATCTTTGTCGTTAGGCACAACATTTCGACCTTGAGCAGCAGTAGGATCAGTGCTACGTGTGACGACACCTTGTTGCCGCTGGGGCTGTCCACGGTTAGCCGAACGAACGACCATGGGTGGTGGGTCGACTGGGGCTAGTGCTGGTAATTGGCTAGGTTGGAAAAGGCGTTGCTCCGGCGCTTGATAGGTTGCGTCGGCGTGAGTCGGGGCGAACGTACGTTTAGATGTCATGTCCACGGAGTGTGGGGAAGATGGTGGATCACGAGGCGGTGAAACACCCTTATGGAACAAAGCATCAATACCACCATCACGGCGCTCAAACACGATATTCTTTTTTGGGGCATCAGAATCAGAATCCCACAATCCGAGACGGATTAGATCGCGGATGTGCGGACGCTGGTGAAAGTAGGCGTTCTCGGGCGTCTGGTTGAAGGGCGTAGGCCTCGATGGCCCGCCTTGTACACCGGGGACAGGTGCGGGAGTGGGATCATCACCGTTGGGGGGCGATGGGGATGAGCCGCGGGCCGCTGGTACTTTGGCAACTGATGGAGCGTAAGGATCAGGCTCAGAGTAAGTTGCCATGGTAACAATGTTCGGGTCGGAATCCCTATAACGGTATTCGACTTTTGGCGATGGTGACTTACTCATAACAATTTCATTTTCGATATGAGCATAACCTTCTTGTAACGGCGGGAGCTGGCGGGCGTCCGTTGGGTTGTGGCTTTCGTAAGTTAGCACTGGAGCGGGGGTGATAGTTGTAACGGAGCGCGGGGGTAAATCAGTTGGTTTACTCGTCTGCATTCGCGTAGGTTTAGAGCGTGGCTGCTGAGTAGTATTGGCTTTTCGGCCACCAGGACTGGCTTTCGTGAACGGACGTGATCCTTGAACAGGCATGGGTTGATGAGGCCTGTTATGGTTAGCCAGATATGAGGGGAAAAGCGACGGGATCGTCGAAGCTGCAGCTAGGGCTACTTGAGCACTACGCGCTTGTTGGATTTCAGAAATGTCCGTGGCATTCATAACACCCAAGCCAGAGAAGGCACCCGAGGACTCTTCGAATATCATAACCGCAGAGTACTCAGCGTCAGGCGTATACTCAAAGTCAAAAACATCAGGCCGCATGACAGAAATGCGGAGGCCGACGTCAGTGCGCCCAGAGTACAGCGCCTTCCAAGAGCGTGAGATGCTCAAAGCGTTCGCTCGGCCGTGCGTGTTAACTGTCCGGACACCTGCTGCTTTAATACGCCACGTTTGTATATCAAAGGGTAGGAGCGAGCCAGGCAGAATGAAGTTACTCATAACATCGGGCAAGGCACCAGGTGGCTGCATAGTTGTAATGGGGAATGCGATTGGGTTCGCTGGCCACTCGTACTCGAAAGGAGAATCCCACACGCCATATTCGTAGGTTGGGAACGGATTAGCCCCAACTTCATGTGCAAATTGACCATTTGCATCGGGGACGGAAGTGAAATAACGTGATGAAAATTCCATTCCCCCATCAATGATCCAGTCATACCCTGCGAATGGAGCGAGCGAACGCCCAAGCCGTACTTTGTCAACGATAGATGCATTGGCAGAAACGGGTTTTGGGGCGTTAGCTTCCCAAAGAGGGCCCTGATCACGGAAAGGTAGCGCCATATGAATGGGAAGCCGGCGCGCGGACCAAAGCTCAGCGTATGGGTGTGATATATAAATAGAGGCGTGTTGAGCCCATACAGCCGCTGGTACCTTAGGACCAAGTTCCCAAATAATAGGGGGTGGTGCGTAACCGAACATGTGAGCGTGGGCCTGTCGGTGCAGCGAAGCGAAGCCCGACATCATCTCCGGGCGCGTGACGTGGGCCATCTGGTACAAGTGCCTGTACAGATGAGGATTGGTGGGTGCATTGATCGTCCCGAAGTTGTTAGCAACGGTGAGCTGCCGGCCACGCATCGTCGCGGTGTGACTTGGCCAGGCTAAGGATTGGCTGAGGTGAAGGGCTCCGTACCACGCTGAAGACATTATAATATTGGAGCGTGTTTGGAATACTTCTAAGATGCGTTCTGGGATATTGAGCGGCATGTGGAATGTATCAAAATAAGCTTGGATAGTGCGAATCCTCGGCAGGTACAGATCTGTTGCTCCCAAGCAGGGCATTGACGACGACGGGGCGTTGCCGGCACGGGCTGGTGAACCCGATGGCTTAAAAGAGAATAACCGCCAGAACACCAACTCAAATGCAGTGCGTGCATCGCCACCAGCATGGTTCAAAGTGATCAAGTGGTTAATGGCCATCATAACCTCGTGACTGCGGGGCGTTTTAACGCGGGGGTCTTGGTTTGCGAACGCAGGCCAAGGGTTGGTGTTGGCATCGGGGTCAACGGCGAGGACATCACCGCGTAGGTCACGATGGGGGATGGTTTGATCTTCGGCGGTCTGCCCCCAGTGGATGTAAACCTTATCAACTCCTGGTATCTCAGCGGCTGCAATGGGTAGATTCCACCGTTGAGCCCAGGCGGCAGCGGGATTATTACCCACATAGCATGAGGCGCCGGCCGCTGTTTGCGGAAAGAAGGCACGAATTAACTCAACTAGAGCTTGTTGAGGGAGGCCGGCGGCATCAATAAGAGCAGCATCACCGCGAGTGACTTCATCCGGGCCAGTGGCGCCGAGATTGGAAAAACCTTCTTCGGGGTCGATAGCCGGGACGTTACCCTGCGCAGCCCAACCGACATTGCCTTTGGTCTGTGAGTTGCGAATCCCGAGATAGACAATGTTACCTTGCGGGATGGGGGCAGCCTGGGCAGGATGGGCGGCAAACGCGAAGTTGAAGGGGGCATTAGCACCCGCAGGTGTAGCGACGGCTATAGGATTTTCAGAGAATAGAGCCTGGAAGTAACGCGACCACAAAACAAACAGTGGACGCAGATAGGATTGGCCAGGGGCCGCAGCAGCCGCCATGGCATGTAAACGCATGAAGTGCTGCGATCGCCTTTGCTCAAAGTCGGCAGTCGAGCGCAACACGTTGACGCCCACAGAGCGATTCTGGGAGAGGATTGAATCGAGAGTTTCCTTAGCCCGCTTAGAGAAATCGTTTTGGTAGAGAGCCGCTAATCCAGTGTTTTCTTCTTTTAAGGTAGATTCTGGGAGAGGGTGCAGCGGTATGTGCGCGGGCCGCACATTCGTCGGACGTATGTGAGCTTTATTTGAAAGTAAGATCAGACTTGTATTCAAGTCGGATGTTTCATCAACACGAGGTAATTCGGACGGGTAATGCGTCCTAATCCTAGTGGTCCTAAAAATCTCGAGGTGTGTGCGAGTCAGGACGGCGTCGTTAGGCACATCAGTCATGATGCGTGGAATAGTACCATCAGAAGTGGGATCAAACATAACGTTAGCGTCACTAGGGTCGGCAAGCAGAATTTCGCTAGGAACAACTTGCACGCCGCAGAGATCGTCAACAATAGGGGTGACACCAGCAGTTTTGACGGTATACGCTTTTCTCTCCTTATCGGCAGTCGTTGGTGCGATTTGTATGGAGAGGTGGGAATAAGGTTTCGAGAATAGCTGCCCTAGTGTTAGGTGCAATTCGAAGTCTGTCTCGAACGGTGCGGATGATACGTGGCCGCTCTCTACGTGGAAGCGCCCGTCAATTGCCACAAGTGTGACGGGATATTGTGATGTGCGTAAAATTGCACGTGGGAAGTACTCACCCCGGTAGTACATGCGCAGCAAGTAAGGGTAAGATTGGTAGTGGTGGCTCGCCAGGCCAGGGAAGGCATTTGAAACGGCGTGCTGCAGGCACGACGTATGGGCTTGGCATGCCCACAAGGCGAAGGAAGGCCGCCGGGCGGCCAAGAAGCGCGTGTGGCGAAGGCCGCGCGAGCAGGTGTTAGACCCCGCGGCCTGTGCGCGGGCATAGGCCCGCAGAGACGCCTTTGATGGCGTCCTAGCCCTCACGAGAGGGCGCGAAACACGGTCCTCCGGCCGGAGGAACGCAAGTGGGCCCTTTGGGAGGGGGCCAGCCTTCTGAGCCTTTGGGGCTCGGGGCGCCGGGAGGCGGGTAGATTTGGGCTTAGAAGCCCATGGTTTGATGGACCCGAAGGTCCGGAGAATGGGGATGGCGCCTCCCGAAGGCGCCTCAACCTCGGAGGCCGAAGCCCACGAGAACGCGGCTTTCCGCGCCGGTGTGCGAAGTGCGGGTTTAGGCCCCCGCAATTGGGCCAACTGGGCATCGATAGCCCTGTTCTTGGCGTCAATGGACGCCAGGGTACGCTGTTCGCTGCGTAAGCGAGCGGCTTCGCGCGCCGCCAAGCGCTTGGCGCCCTCTGTCTCGAGGCGGGCGCGGAGGAGGGGGAAAGCCTCCTTCCCGGACAAAACCTGTCCGGTGGTTGAAGTTGCGCGAGGCGCAACCACCCGGAGAACGCCGGGCGCGTTTGTGAGAGTCGGCGCGCGGGGCGCCTTTGGTCGGAACGCCGCCAGAAGCGGCAGGGGAGGCAGGGCCTTTTGGGTGGCGGGGCCAGCGCCGGGGAGGGCAGGAAAACTGCCCGCGGATAAATCGATGGGAGCATAAAGCTCCCGGCAGTCGCATCCGCTACGACCACCTACGTGCATGCCTGTAGGGCACGCAATGAAGAGGAAGTCCTCTTCGGGGCTGGCCGGGGCCAACGGGGCGCTATTTTTAATGAGGAAAGCTCCTCGTTTTTGGTGGGTGTATGAAGACATGGCGATATTAAACACTTCGAGGTTACCAGGGATGGATTCCGCCATACGCACGACTGTTGAGGAAGTGTTTCAGGGGTTCCTGGATAACCAGCAGCCTAATAGAAGCATGCTATACATCGTATAGAACTTAACCCATTGCCTGTTTTAACAAGTGTCAGTGATACAACTTACTAAGGGCTTAACCTTCAAGCGTCATCTGATCCCTCATTTTATCTAGAATGACCCACCCATCTGGGTGAGCCATTCACAAGAATGAGCATCAGCTTTCGGTTTTTAGGCCAGGAAACTCAGCAAACATATGTGAACACTTGGCCGTTTCGGGTGCTACCCTCAGCCCGGCAAGGTTGGGAAATGTATATTGTGTGGCCTCTCGCGCTTGTTGCGAGCTGGACTATTTAGTCATGCGTCATTCCGTTCCAGGGCCGAAGCCTTTGTAGGTCCGAACGCACCCTTAGTTGTTAGTCTCTCCACCACAGTGAGGATACGGAGTTCGTGTTACCCCTCAAAATGGCACGTTCTCTCTAATTGCTTAGAGTTACGTTAGCTTCCCGCCAACCACGTGGGCCTGCGGTTCACACCCCGGTTCAACCCGGGTTACACTAAGGAAATGTGACTGAGCACGGCGTTATCTCGATGCCGGGTCGCTGACATTTATCGCCGAGCAGAGGCGTAGGAAGGGGCACATGGGGTTGTGGCTCAATTTCAAGCTCGTAGCCCGCCCCATCGTGGGAGTCGGGCCATCTGAGCGGAAATTGGACAGGCTCAAACTCCATCAGCGCATTCTAACGCGCGTCAGTGAGATCGTGTGGCTAAGCCGCCGCCAAGTACATGCGACGGATTTCAAGTTGCCTGCGCCCAACACCACCGGGAGTGAAGCCTGCGCACCCGTTCGAGCGAGTTATCCTAATTAAAGGCACTCACCGTCACAGGATAGCCGAAACCGACACCCTGACCCTCTTTTAAGGTCCGTGCAGGCTGACACGGGCACTCCACCCGAAGGCGACCTTGTCCCCCCCCCGACCGAAGCCGGGGGGAGTACAAGGGGAGCACAAAGCAGACTGAAAGTCCGCC